GCTGCGTTCGCTCGTCACGTTCCAGTCGCGTGCCGCTGCTCCTGCGAGCAAGCCGCCGATTGCGACGCAGATCGTGCCGATCGAAGACCAGGTGCTCGAGCCGGACTGTAGAAGAGTGCCGACTGAGATGAGAATTCCGCCAAGTGTCGTCTTCCAATTAGCCATAATTGACTCCATTCCTTTAAGTAATTATCTGCGATGTCGCCGAAAAAGACGAATCCGCCGCCGGAATCTCGAGCCAGACTGGCTCGGAGCAGGACGATCAGCCACTGCCTCGGCGAGATCCGCGTCGGTTTCGAAAGCTGCTGACCGGATCGCCGGTCGCCTCCGTTTCCGTTGGCTCGACGCTCGGTGCCGGTTCGCTGACTTGTGCCATCACCGCGGCACAATACGGCCGCAGATCATTTGACTGGCAGCCGGCGAGTAAAACTGCACAAAGTATTAGGTATTTCATTTACCACCCCTCGAAAATGTCTGGGAGTTGTTTCGCCGGCCACCCCGCTACGCTCGACATGGCGATCGTCGTCCGGTTTTTAACGTCGGACCACTTGGCGAAGAATGATCCGCGATTGATCTTGATGGTCGTGCCGTAGACTTGCCGCGGCTCGCCTTGGATGTAGTTGCCCCACGAGTTTTGGACGTGAACGAGCGAGTCGCCGTATTCGCGGCGGACCTCTGGCGTATCTATAAATCCGAGATAAGCCATCGCGTGCGACCAGCCAGAGCGAGTTCTCGATGCACATCCCCAGGCATCCGGATTGCGGCTGAATGATTCGCCGCCGCAGCTCGCGATCGCGTAGCCATTTGAGAGGAAGTCGCGTATCTGCTCCATGCCGCTGACTCGCGTCGCCGTGCGGACCAGGTGCTGCCGTCCGATGCGATCGAGTTCGTCCGGTGGAGGTCGCCGGCCATAGCGTGCGGCCGATGTGCTGCTGTATTTCGTCAGGTCGAATTCAGGACTGTACCGCTTGCGGATCATACAGCCGTGCTGCGTGGAGACTTTCGCCGCGACGTGGCACTGCCAGCCAGCACTGTTGTAGCCTCGCCACCACCACGGCCACTCGCTCGCGAGCACGCCGTTGCGGATGCCTTCCGGTGAGACGTCCGGTGCACCTTCGACGAGTCCGCTCTGCTCGTCTGGACTGCCGGCGAGTACTTCGGCACATAGCGAGCCGAGATCCGCATTCTTCTGGCTGTGGCTGACGCAGTCGCCGGTCACCTGAGCCGGACCTGGTAGTGAGCCGGGATAGAGTTGCTCGATCAGCGGGAAGATCAGCGAGCACTTGCCGACGCCACTGCCGACGAGTCCGTTGGCATATGCCGCGTCTTCGCCGTTTGCGTATGACCAGTCTCCCTGCGATTCAATGTGCTCGTCGAATTCGGCCCGAGCCGCTTTGATCTTGTCGGCTCGCCACTCGCAGCCGGCGTAGCCTTCGGCGTACATTGCGCGGATCTTCCACGGCGACAGGTCGCCAGGGGCGTCATCAGGCCATCGTCGAAATAGTCGCGGCATATCATCGCATCGCCCAGGCCATTGCGTAAATCACCTGAGACGCCTCGTGTTTGGCTATTTGCCTGGTAGAGCTGCCCCACATTGCATTCAGTGCCGAGTTGATCGCCGGTGATAGATTCGACTCGCCGACTTCGGACTGCATCGCCAGCAGTCGCCGGCCGCCTTCGTTGAGTTGCAGCTCGAGTTCTCCGGTCGTGTAGGTCGCTTTCTCGCCGTGCTCGATCAGCCAGGCGAAGTCCGCAAAGAATTGGCCGAGCAGTCTCGCCGCTCGCGGATTGTGTAGCTTCGCCGCCTCGAGTTGTTGCACCGCCTGGCGATTCGCCGCGTTCGGTGCAGGAATCGATCGCGGCGGTTCAGCCATCTCCGGCAGCGTGACTGAATCCTTCGCCATGTAACCAGCTCCGGCGATAACCAGCATAAGCAGAGATACCTTTGTCCAATCAACTTGCTGCATCGTTGTGTCCATCGTGAGCGTGCTCGACGATCTCTACCATCGCCGCCTTGACGAGTGTTTGTGCCGGCAGACAATCGGCGACCAGTGCGTGCAGCCGCCGGGCACTGACGAGCTGCCGCATAAACAGATCGCCGGCGTTGTCTGCCGGCTTGAATATCAGCGACTTCAGGATGTTGATGATCGTGTTCATTAAATGATTCGCATAACCAGGTACGTCGCTACACTGCCTGCGGTCGCTCCGCAGATGCCGGCGACGACCGCGTGTATCCGCCACATTATTGTCACCTTCTGAGCGATACCGAGCCGACCGTTGCCTGTGATCAATTCGCGGATCTCGTCCACGGTTTCGCCCGTCGAGGCAAATGACTGCTTGAGCCATTGCAACTCGTTCTTGATTTCCGCGGCGTCGGTTGTGCTCATCACAAATTGACCGATGTCAGTCGCACCGGCTTCTGGTTGTTCAGCGTCAAGTTCGAGACGGTGATCAGATCCTTGTCGAGAATCGCCTCACCTTCGGATATGTATAGCGTCGAGATCGTTCGAGCCATCGATGCTTGCGTCGCGTCGAGTGTTCCGCCGTAGAGATACGCGGTCGATATGCTCGCGTTGGAGTTCCAGTAAACCGTCCCGCCGTAGATCGTCAGCGTTGACGGTGCCGCTTCTTCCTCGAGGTAGACCGTGCCGCCGTAGACCTCGAGGGCACTACAGTTGCATCTCTGTATCAGCGTGCCGCCGTAGCAGTAGGTTGTCGTCGCCGACACTCCCTCGCCGAGTGTCAGTTTCGCTCCCTGCTTGTTAACCGATGCCGTCGCTACGGTCGATGTCTTCGTTGCGATGGACGCGAGGCCGACGTTGCCTCCGTTCACCGACAGCTCGGTGATATTTGAGCCGAGAAGGTAGAGTCCGCTCTTACCCGCCGCCGCTGAGCGAGTGTAGTTAACGACGGCGTCGATGTTTGCTGAGCCGATGTCGATGTACGACTCGCCGCCGCCACTGAATTCGAATCGATTCGGATCGACTTGTAGATAGACAGGCAGTGCCGATGTCGTCGGTGCGGTGCCGATCGCCTGCTGATAGCCTCGCTCGATAATAACGTCACCGAGTGCGGTTCCCGATTGATTGAGGCCGGCGCTGATCGCTACGGTTGATGTCGGCGGAATTCGCACATTATCGCCGGCCAGCGGCACCGCGGCGGGAGACCAGTTGGCACTTACCGACCAGTCGCCAATCGTTCCACCCTCGCCGAGCCAAGCATTGTTAGCCATGTCATAACGCCTTTACTGTTAGGTTTGTTCCAGCGTAATCGCCGGTTGAGCCTGTGATCGTCGCGCGTGTGCTGCCATCTATCGCGAAGCTATTGTAGGGCGTGAATAACCTAACGGCGATCTGATCACCGGCGATCAGTTGAATCAATGCACGCGGCACGGTCACCGAAATTGGATAGTCCGATTCATAAGAATATCCGTATGCCTCGAACTCGGTCGCGACCCAGCCTTCGTCGTCGTGGGAGCGGTTGACGTAAAGCCGAGCACCCCAGATCGTTGATCCACCCTGGCTGGCAAAAGCCGAAACGACGAAACTAATCTCGGCCATGAACGTATCGAGTATTTCGATGGAACCGGACAGCCCGCTGTCACCCAGAATCGGAGCTGTGTAGGTGCCGCTTAAGTTGCCATCCAAGTTCCACGGCACGCGGTCTTTGACAATCGTCTGCGTGTTGTAGTGATAAACCACAATTCCAGATGTCGTTGGCGCGGTGATTGTGTGGGTCGCCGGTTGCGGGCGATATGGAACCTGCCGCGACGACTCGGTGGACTTTTGAAGCGTGGCGCGCGCCGCATCGTCGAACCTTTTGTAAGTGGTGTCGGTCAGGAGTTTTGCCATTTCAGAACCCCAACCTTGCAAGCGGTTCGGATCGTTTCAAATCCACCGTGATTGTGTGGGAGCGGCCGGCAGGGTCGTCGTCGCCACCCGTCACGGCGACGAATCCATCCTCGTCGAGGAGTACCGGCGACTGCACAGGCATCCCCGTGTTATTTTCGAGGCGTGTATTCAGGCCACCCATATTTTCAGGCGAAATCGAACCCGCGCAAATCCTCGCCTTCGTCGCGACCTGCGCCTGTCCCTTAAAGAACAACGCATTGAAACCTTGCGACGGCAGCTCGATAAATTGTTCCTCGTCATAGAATTCGAAGGTTCCGGTCATCTCATAATAAGGATGATCGCCGTGCCATTGCTTTCCTGAATACGCCAGCTCGGTACATAGCACGCGGTTCTCTGGTTGCCCCAGGAACCGCGCCGAGTTCCACGCGCCGGTGTATTTTGCAAGGTTTCCGAAATCCACAGCGTCAACGTTTTTTGTCGCGCGAACCCACGGAATGTTGCGCTCGATTTCGAGGCCCTCCGTGATCGGATCGTTGCATGTGTTCAAAATAGGGTTTCCGTCTTTGTCGTTCGTCACAATCTTGCCTTCGCTTCGCGAGCCGGATGGTCCCCACTTCGTAGCCATGTCCAACGGATCTTCAGGCGTTTCCTCCTCATCCGGTTGCGTTGTCGAGTATTCAACTTGGAGCGTGTATAGCGTCCTACTTCCATCGACCGCCGATGCTGGCCCGATGGTCTTAGCGCGGCAGCCGGATTCGAACTCATAACCGTATCGATACCACGTGCCCACGCGAATTCCGAAGTTATCCATCACCGCTCGTACAGCGGTGCGCGGCCCATAATTATCGTTCAAAAGCTTGACGATAAAATAGCGCGTTGCCGTGTCCTCATCAGCGGTCGAGCTGAATGTTGGCGGTTGATGCTCCCTGACCGAAACGACTGCACCCATCAGGCTGCCCTCAGTTTTTCTAGCGCGGCAAGATTTTGTTTTGCGAGGTCGCGTTGTTCCTTGATTAGTAGCTCCAACTGCAACGAACGGTCACGGTCTTCACGCCGTTCGCGTTCGGTTCGTTCGTTGTTCGCGATTTGTTCGCGCAACCGATCCTGTTCCTCCTCTAGCCTCGCGATGTGTTCGCGGTCGGCGACAACCTCCGCACGGGCCTCGGCGCGGTCGGCAGCGTTCAATCGTTGCGCCTTGGCGTGGATTCTGCCCGTTCGTTCTTTTTCCTTTGCCTCCCAGTCTAATCGCCGGTCTTCGATGTCTCGTTCATGCCCAGGCCTCGCTAATTCTTTCTTGATCCGTTCACGGCTTTCAGCGTTCAACCGAATGGCTCGCTGTTTCGTGCCGATTTGTTCGTCGAGGCGTTTTCGTTCTTCCTCTTTTCGGCGGCCGAGAATTCCCTTTTGCTCGCCCTCGAAGGTTTTTTCGCGTTGTTCCTTCAACGCCTGCAGATTTCGTTTCTGAATGTCGTCAAGTTTTTCCCACGCCTTCAAATCTTCCTTTGTCATATCCTCCAGCCTGGCCTTGCGCATTTCCGGTTCTTCCTTCAAATCCGCCTTGCCCTGAAGGAATCCCATTTTCTCAGCGTAACTAACTGCCTCGCTTAGAAAGTTGACGATCAGCGACAACTCGGGAACCAATTTCTCACCTAGTTTTTCTTGCAGGTCGCCGAACTTATTTGATAGTTGCTGCATCTTGCCGGCGTAGGTGTTCGCGGCTGCCGTTGCACTCCCACCGAATTGCGTAGTTAGTTCGCCGAGAATAATCTTTTGCGCGCCGAGCATATCGCCGGTGCGAACTAAACTGAAAATCATCTTCTTCTGATCTTCCGAGAATTGAATGCCGGCACGCGACATCGCCGATAGATTCGCGATCGGGTCATTCATCGCCTTGCCTACCATGACGATCGCCGATTGCAGGTCCATTCCCATGCGAGCAGCCAAGTCCTGAGCGGCGATCATCGTCGGCTTGAATGCACCTTCGCGAATGTTAGTAAATGAGAGCAGCACCGAACTCGCGGCGATGGTTGCCTCGTCGCCAAATGTCGTTATGCCCTGGCGTTGTGCGGCGAATTTCTTGATCTCCTCCGCGGTCAGTCCGGCCTGGTGTCCGGTCGATTTCAGCGCGGCGGTTAGTTGTGCCTCGGCTTGCTCTTGTATTGCGTAAGCGGCGAGCGATTTCTTCATTATCGACGCGACGGCAGCAAATGCTGCACCGGCGGCCATCAATCCTACTTTAAGTGCCTTGGTGGCCTTTTGAGTCGCCTTCGTTTTCTTAGATACCCGATCCATTCCCTTCTGGAATCCGGCAGTGTTAGCCGTCACGTTCGTCGCGAGTGTCCAGGAGGTTGCCATCAGTGCCTCCCGTTCTTTCGCTGGCGGCCGGCGGCAACCCACTGCTTCGCGACATCATCGACGCCCTGGTCGCGGTCAGGAAGCTGAACGTCTTTCATCTCGCGGAAGAAATCGGACAGTTTCATCAGCTCGTCGATCTCGCAGTCTTTGTAGCCGCAATGCGATCGGCAAGCGTTGAAGAGACGATGAGCCATCCGACCGTTGAGGCCGCCGAGCATTCCCATCTTCTCGTCGGTGTCGAACATTCGCTCGCCGTCGCCATCGACAATGCACCAGGACAGCAGCAGCCGGCGAGCGTTCATCAACGCATCGACACTCAGGCCATCGGCGGTCGCGATCGACGCCTCGGCGAATGTCATCTCGGCTTCGGTGAGGTCGCGAATCCGAATCCACGTCCAGCCGCCTACCCAGATCCAGCGGTATCGGCGGCGGAATAGCCGCGTCACCTGTTGCCAGCTCTCGAGCCTCATGGCACCTCCACCTCGTCGAGATCGTCGAGATCCGGCTCGTCGTTGTCGATGTCCGCGGCGACATGCAGCGAGGCCGAATCAACGAGAACTTGAGGCAGGCCGGCGCAGCGTGTGATCGTCACGTCGGGATGATCGGCCTCTAGAATCTTAAATACCTCGTCGCGGATCGCGTCGTACACCGCCTGCAAGCATGGCACGCGAAACACGAGCACGCCGTGCTTCAGATTCACTTCGCCGAAGTCCCGAAACGCTCGACCGCAGTCTGGGCAGATACAGAAGTCCTGACAATATGCAGCGTCGCACGGTTCGGCACTTTCAATCTCGACGTCGCATATTGTCAGCTCGTGCGGTGATGCCGAGATCGGCTCGCCGTTGAGCATCTCCGGATCGCCGGCTTTGTCGCGTGCGATCAGCCACATCTTCTTGAGTTCTATTTTCATTTTTTTACGTCGCGTTTGTTAGCGTACTTCCCTCGCCCCAGGTGAAGTTAACCGTGACCGTCGTGATCTCGTTATTAACACGAGCACCGACCGCGACGTTGGTGATGAATGCCGTCGTCGATGCCTCTTTGCTTGCGGTCGATTCGCCGGAGAGAGTCGGATCGGTGACGGTGATCGTCTCGATCAGCGGGCTGCCGTCATCGATCGCTGCACGCAATGCCTTGACATCGGACATCTTCGCGAGTCCCTCGACCGTCACTTCGTCGTGATCCATAACGTCGCCGGGAATGTAAGCTTCGACGCCATCGGTGAGATCGGTTTTCGCGACACGCGGGATTGTGTTGCTCGATCCGCCGATGGATGTAGCCGCGATTGAGATGGCGGTCGTGCCGAGCGTCAGAGTCGATCCGCCGCCGGTAAAAGGTACGTTTGCTGCTGCCATGATTGCCTCCTTAGGACTTAGGTTGGCGTGCTAGTTGTTGCTTCCTGATAAATAACATCCGCCTCGATCGGACTGATGTATCTGGTCTTGAGCGATTCGCCGACTTTCGACTGCTCGAATGTGGTTGACTGGTCCCGCGTTTGTATCCAGAAGATCCAGACGCTCGAGACGGTGCCGCGGAATGCGTTCAGTTCGGCCCGGATCGCCAGTCGCAGGGAGTTCGCGGCGGCTCGCGTCGCGGCATAACAGTCGATCACCAGCGTCTCGGTGACGACGCCGGCGGCTCCGGTATTGTGCGTTGGATCATCGGCTCCGAGCGAA